GCCAAGCGAGATAGCCAATACCCGCCACTCGCAAAGAGGACAAATAATAAACCCTGGACTATCTCTAGGTATGGCATTATGCGTAGAACGCTAGAGTGATCTTAGTAGTAGCTGGTGCAATGATGTTCAATGTTGTTGCATCTGATACATCTCTGATGCCTGGGTTAAGATCAACAGTAGATGCTGCAATAGAACCAGTTGGTACTGTAGCTGCACTTCCGTCATATCTTACATAGAAGTCACCATTAGCACTGAATGCACAAATATTACCGTCTGTTGGGATAGTTACTGACTGGTTAGTAGCTGCTGCTAGTTCACCTGCGTAGTAAGTATCTGTTACGTTAATTGCACCTGTTGCTTGACCTTGTGCGCCTATTTTTTGTTTGAATGCTTTCATTTATTACTCCTGAGTTTGTAGTTTAGTGTGTTGCCTTGGTTATACATAATTTATTCCTAGTTAAGGGTTAGTAGCATCTGTGACATTAAGATTACTAAGCACCTTATATCTCGCACTTGATGCGTGAGTGGCAAACCCTTTCGTTGTACAAAGATTACCAACGACCACAAAATCTTGGTTAATGTCTGCCGCAAGTCCTATGTCATAGGTCTGTGAGTGTACAGCAGCGAAGAAGTTGTTACCGTTTATAACCCCTCTGTTAGCACCCTTCATAAGGAGATAACTATCACCAATGAATATGTTGTTCGATATATTGAAGTCTGTTACTTCATAGTCAGCAATGATTGGTGTATTTTCAAGCACACAACCTGTAACAACCAGGTATTTAAAGTTTGCAGTAGGTGTTGTATAGCCTACCTGAAGTTTTACATCTGTGAAGCTGCAACCAGTGAAGACTATTCCCTCAACAGTTGGGTTAGATGTTTCCATATAGAACACCTTATCACCAGTATTAGCACCATAAGCATTAAATGCACAAGCTGTAAACCTGATGTCCTTTAATGCTGAAATGTCTTGTGTACATTGGAAAAACGCTAAGTGACTAGGTGCAGTGGGTGCGGAAAACTCGCAACCTTGGAACGATAAGTTTTCAAACTTACCTTCTGTGGTTGTGGTGAAGTCAACATAATTACCAAATAGGACGCAGTTGCTAAAGTGCATCCCACCCATAACACCTTGGGTTAGCACGTTTGCTGTCGTGTAGCCTTGCATCACCTTAAAGGCGTGAATGTTATACTCAAAACCACAAGCATCAAAATAAATATCAGCCATCCTAGAACCCTGGAATACAGAATTAAAACTAAACGCTCTAATTCTTCTAAAGTCAGCCTGTGGAAGACCAGAGTTATCATAAGGATTTTTATCAGCGCCCAGCCAGAAACAGACAGACTTTGTGCTATCATTATTCTGAACACCGAAGTTAATGTTCTCAACATCACATATCCCAGCATAAGTCAGAAACATAATTTGATAATTCACAGTTACTTCACCACTGTTTAAGGTGGTTGTTGCCCAAGCAGTGTTGTCTGGATTGTGTACCGCTAACAACATAACAGTACCATTACTAGGATTTGGGTCTATACTTCCTAGACCACTGCCTTCTCCAATGAATTTTGTACCAATGTATGGTTTGACAGGTTGTTTTATAGGGTATTTACCAGCAGGTAGAAAGACCGTATTACCAAGTGTTTCACTGGTTCTACTGTTTGCTGCCAGAACAGCAGCATTAATAGCAGGAGCGTCATCGTAATCATAATGAGTACCATCAGAGATTGCATCGATACCTCTAGCACCAAACCATCTGACATTAATAACACTGTCGTAAATCCTAATCCAGCGACCAGTCGTTACGCCAGTAGCCTGAATAATCATACCGCCATCATCAGCCTCAGTTGAAGCTGAATCCCAGTAGAATGTACCACCACCTAAGTCACCAGCAGCATAATATCCTAATACTGTGATTGTATCATTGTTTGCCATTGAAGCACCATAGGTCTTCAGTTCGGCAATACTAGTTGCCTGTGGTGTCATCCTGCTGTGTACTTTAGTTAATCCCATTCGCTACTCCTAGTTATGCTAACGCTGCTACTTGTGCTGCAACCACATCATTGTATGCTGTAACTACATCTGCTGTCCACGTAGCAGTTGCAATAGCTACTACCTTAGCATCTTCATTAGTCGTATCGTCTCCAGGTGCTAATACGTGTCTGTGGAATGATGAAGATAATACCTCACCATCTTCTAGCACTCTTGTTGCTGAACGTACTTGTAATGTGCCATTCTCTAGCACTTCAATCTTGTCTGTTACTGTTTCTTTCGTTAGAGCCATTATGGTTCTCCTATGTTATTAAATTATACTTCGAAACTAAATGCTAAATTTAAATCAGTGTTAAGATGCTGTGCCTTAAAGTAATAGACTGTTGAATTATCTGGTCTGAAATAAACATAAGTGTTGTTGTAACTAACTACAGTCAACCCTTGATACGTATTAGTAGAGTCTTTTAAATTAGCCACACCATACAATTGCTGGTCTGCCGCTGGAACAAAAGGATATGTCATTCTCAATAATCCAGAGCCTGCTGCAGTTATTGCAATTTTTACTTTACAAGTCACCAATCTACCAATCTTAGTATAAGTTGCTTTTGTTACTGTGTACGTTGGTGTTGTTCCACTTTCTACGCTTAATGCTGGAGTCCAAGTACCCTCTTCATAGTCATCTAAGGCATTAGCTGCTGCTGTGTCACCGTTGAATTGAATACCGCCAGCATTCAGTCTAAGATAACCAGCGGAGTCAAATGACGCTCTAGTACCTCTATTTGTTCTAAACGCCATAGCATTTGTCGAGTGGTCATATATTACAGCACCAGAGTCATTATTATCATTATCGTGGAAATATAGATTTCCTGTATTCGCCCTATTAGAGACAATCGTTAGCCCGTGAGAACCGCTTGTACTTCCTATCGATAAATCATCTGCTTGTGCAGGTGCAATAGTTGTAGTCTTACCAATTATAACTCTCTCATTACTATCAATAGTCATAGCTAAAGCATTGGAGTTATCATCGATACCAGTAGATTGAAAGTTACTAATAATACCACCATCAATCTTATCGCCAGATAGTCCATTATCTGCATAGTCTGCGCTCTCTAATGTGCCATCAACTACTGATGAGCCTGTTACATTCTTACTTGAATTTCCGTTGTTATACATAATTTATTCTCCTAATTGATTATCAAGCCACTAATTGCATCTGCGCCTACACTCAACCACTCAAGCTTGCAGACAACATCAATAGTGCTAGCGCCTACTTTGGCAATTTGTATCTGCACTCTATTGTTGAGAGTTGTTGTTGTAAGTGTAAAGTCTCCTTGAGTAGATCCACTGGCATCCACAACACCATCTGCTTGAGCTGTTAGAACTATAGCATTTGCATAATTCTCAGTATTAACTCCTGTTTTAACAATACCTACAAAAGTACGACTCCAGGTTTCAGCGCCACCTGTTTTCTGTGACGTTATCAGTAGATTAAACTGAGTGTATCTGAATCCTGTTTTTAATCCTAAATCATATAGATCTGTGGCAGCCCCTACACCATCTAAACGATGAAGATTCCAACCAGTTGCACCTACAGTACCATCCGTAGTTGATGGCACTACAATATCAGGATAAACATCAGTTAGGTTATGATTCCCTCTTAACTGTGCATTATTACTTGCATCATCAACTTTATTAAATGAAGTATCAAAGTAGTTGTTGGTGATTGACACTCCCTGGTAAGTAGAGCCAATCTTAACCTGATATGCACCTGTACCAATGACTGAAGCGAAGTTATTCATACCATCGATTGATACACCCTGCCCAAGATTAACACCTGAACTAATCAAAGCAATACTATTAGTTGTACAATTTTCCCATCTACAGTTAGAGAATAACCAGTTATTGCCATTCTCTATGTATGCACCTTCAGCGCCGTTAGTTTCAAACCAACAAGCTATAAAGCCATTTCCATTACCTTGTGATTGATTGGTAACTGTAGGGTCTCCCAACATCTGTACACCACGATTAACCTCATTTGTATATGTACAAGCAAAGAATTTATTCTCATTCGCTGGTACGTGTACAGCATTTGACGGGTTTAGGAAGTATTTAAACTCCATACCAATATAGTTACCAGAGAAAGTACAGTTAAAGAATCTATTAGATGTAGCACCCTCTAAAATTAAACCAACCGCATTAGTTGCTGTTGCACCGCTCACACTGATATTGATGAATGTACTTCTCAACGCTTTTCTTAAACGCAACCCACAGACGTAATTGGTACTTGTAGCATCTATAGAAAGACCTACATTAGTCCACTTACATACACCGTAGTTATCACCACCTTCTTCAACTGTTATAGCAGTTGCACTAGCTGTGCTACCCTTATATGTAAAACTAATGTCCTGTAGATTATGATGCTTAATGACCAAAGGTGTAGAGAATATATAACTTCCACCACCACCCGTACCTACTCCACCTGTATTTTCTAAATGAGTGAAGAACGCCTGAATAGCTACCGTATCATCTGTAACACCATCGCCCACAGCACCAAAGTCTAATACTGATACTGACTCTTGTAGCTTGTTCTCTACTGTTCTACTAGAAGCACCAGTGCCACCTTGATTATAGGTAGCACTCGCTGCGTCTGTAGCTGTACCAAGATAAGCATTGTATCGTACTTGAATATCTGCATTAAGTGGTGGTGCAGTGCTGAATGTAACTACAGCACCTGAAGTCGTGTATGTGTCTGTATGTTGAGTTACACCATCAATAGTGATAATCAAAGCTTGAGCGTTAGGAATAGCAGTAACACCACCTGTTATAGTGAAGTCCACTGTAGCACCATCGCCTGTAAACTGGTATGACGTTGCTAATACACCACCTGCAAACGCTGCGGCCACTGAAGCATCAATATCAGTCATAGTTGAGCCTGATACAGCAACATCACCGTTACTATCAAAGCCCATAAGCTTGGTAGCTCTAGTGTCTTTAAGTGGCAATGTCATCGTAGCATCTTCGTCATCCAACTGAAGGCCTAGCTTTCTACTAAGCTCAGACTCATTCTGCTGTGCCATCATGACTAGCTTATCTAGATCATCGTTTAATGTATCAGCTAGTAAGTCACCGTTTACTTGGTAATCTGAAGTTCTGGCTACAGGCATATCACGTAAGATTGTGATAATATCACCTGTAGTAGCTCCAGTTACTAGAGTAACAGTACCACCGTTGTCATCTCCTGCGCCTGATACTGTGTAATCTGTTGTTAATGTTTTAAGTGTCGTTCCAACGTAGACTTTAAGATCTGCGTCTGCGAAGATAGGAAAGGCATACGTGAATGCAGTCTGGCCTGAAGTCGCTGTGTATTGGTTACGAGGAGTTAAATCTCCTACTTTTATTTGTGCCATATTAATATCCCTGTAGTAATTCTTCAAGTGGCTTGCCTGTCTTTGCTTCCACTTTTAATTGTTTTTGGTATTGCCATTCAGCAGCCAATGCTTCGTTCTCATCTAGTAGTGTTGCTCTAGCACCATCTCTGAAAGCATTAACGATAGTAGTGATCAACATAGCTCTACCGCCATCTGGTCCTCCACTAGCATCTTGATACATATCACCAGCCATCATGCCTTGTAAGTATTTATGCAAGTTCAGATCTTTAGTCTTACCAGTCTTCATATTGGTATAAGGCATTTTCAGCTCTTTACCTGCCAAAACAACATATCTATCGTATTCATCTGCATTAAGCTCAATAGAGAAATTACCAGTGCCAATACTTCTTCTAGGCATTGATACGTTTACTTCATTCTCTACGATCTCGTTATCTACAAAATCAAACTTCCTAGTAGATGAGTAGATAGGTGATATAAAGTCTATACCTAAGCCACCTTGTAATACAATAGGCTCGCCATATAAGTTACGTCTAGGTGGTAGTGAATCTGATAGTCCAGGTGTTCTAGCTTTAATCTCATCCATCAATGAATAAGTAGCTCTCATAGTAGGATCAAACTCTCTCTCAATGTTAGCAACCAATGATGTCATTGGTGTAAATGATGCAGCTTGTCTTTGGAAGAATCTTTCAGCATAACGATCTGGATCTGATAATACGTTCATCACATCTGATAAACCTCTTAGATATGTTCTAGAAGTTAAGTTCTTAGCCATTGAGATTGTTGCTGCTGTAGCAAGGTCTAATGAATCTTGATCATCTTCTGCATATTTCATGACTTCAGTTAAGTCTGCTGATAGGCCAAGGAACATTCCTATTGGATCTGTTCTATTGAATGAGTAATACTTATCGCCCACTTTCATTGAATAAGGCTGCCATCCTTGTCTTCTTAGAGCATCTCTTTGTGCTTTATTCTTTGGTCCGCCACCAGTAATAGTGCCATCTGAAGACATAGTAACGCCTACACCCATAACTAATGAGCCTAGACTCATCTTCGATAATGCCATATCACGTCTTGCGCCACCTGCTGCAATATCTGCTCTGAATGACTTAGCAAAAGGTGCTAATGGTGAACGTACGCCAACAAACTTAACAATGTTTACTGGTGTTCTAACAAATGGAAGGATCAGTTTAAGAGCAGGATGAGAGTTAGCTAATTGCTGTACCTTCTGTCCTGACTCGCCCAATGGGTTTGTAAATGTCTGTACTCGTGCAACATCTGATGCTGCCAAGTGAATCTCTTCTGTAGGATTATTAACGATCTCTACAATGCGCTTACCTAGGTCTTCGCCTTCTAAGCCTTCGCTTGTTGCCTTTCTGTAAGCTAGAGCATTCAATTCCATTCGGTAGCCAATAGACTTGAAGAACTCATCTTCAGCACCAAGGAATCTACCTGGCATTCTAATCATGTTTCCTAGTAGATCAACACCCTTAGATAAATAACCCTCAGTATTGATACCCACGTTCTGAGCTGTGATAGCTCTATACTTACGCGCCTCTAATTTCATTGCAGGATCTGAAGGCTCACCAGTCTTTAGAGTCTTCCAAAACATTCTTAGACCATCACGAGTACCTTGCATCAATCCAAATACTTGGCCTACTGCCTCTTGGATCTCTACACCTTTCTCTGATCTTAGAATCTTAGAGAAGCCAGATGCTAACATACGCTCTGGGATAGACCATGTGGCCACCATAGCATTAGATGTTACGTTCACCATGTGAGTAGCTGGACTAGATAATAGACCATTGATCCAGTATTCAAGGATAAAGTCACCTGTAGTGGCTGAATTTGCCTCTTTAGCACGTTTAGTTACTTCAGCTAAGTCATCGCCAGCCTCTTCAATATACTCTGCTAATTTGTACAATGTGTCATCACCACCAGAGCGCTCAAATGTCTCTTGTAGTTGTGATCTAAATACTGCTGTCTTATCACCAGTCTGCATACCTGCTTGTACTGGGATTCTAAATGCGTTTAGTGAACGTCCAGCCTCTGCTGACATTCCTGCTACTGATTGTTGAATAGCAACGTGTGTTGATACCGACTGTCTGAATGCTAGTTTCTCTGCTGTAGTGGCTTCGCCATCTAATACATTCTTAGCTAACTTCTGTAGTCTTGATGCTGAATCAGTTAAAGCAATTCTAGCACCTGTTACTCTAGCAGGTGTCACACCATCACCAAGCTTAAAGCCTAGGATGTCTTCCAACTCTACTTTCTGAGCATCAACAACTGTTTGCTCTTGTGATACAACACCACCACGAGCTTTAATAAACTGATCTTCCTGAGCGCCTATGTTGTCAATGACAGTTAAGACCTCATCAGGCTCTTTAATATTATCAAAGTTAATGTTACGTGCGCCTGGAGTAGTGCCTGAAGGCAAACCCATCTCAATATCTTTTGGCGCAGTGATTGCTTCGGCTTGTGCGACTTCATCAATAGGTTGTATAGTTGGAGTTTCTATAGGTGCTTCTACAGGTGTAACTTCTGTAGGTGTTACCGCTACAGGTTCTGTAACCGCTACAGGCTCTACTTCTGGAGTTGCCGATCTTAATGCTGCTTCTTGTGCTTCAGTCTTTAGTTGGCCAGTTGCACCAGCCTCAACTATATCCTCAGTTCTCTTAGCGCCTGCTTTTATGTATGCCTTGCCTATTTCTGCTAGAGGAGTACCCATTACCAAATCCTTTTGATTAATTGGTTTGAGTGTCCTGCAAGGGTCAAACGGCTTTCTTTTATTTTAACTAAAGTAAGCGCGCCTGTGTAGTCTTTTATTAACATTATTTATTTACCTTTGTTTCCATTACTGTGTGCTTTCTTCCAAATGTCGTCTAACTGACCTAACCCTAATGATTCATTACCTTTTTTTGCTTTATATTTAAAGGTACCACCCAACTCCGTCTCTTCTAGCCAAGCAAATTTTCTAAAGAAATCATCGTTTGTTACTTTGTAAATAACTATGTCTTGAGATGTTGTATCGGCAAATTTTTTCATTGCTTCCATAAACTTTGTTCCCAATCCTTTGTTCTTGCCTGAGACTGCTATGTTTGGCAAAAATATTACATCGTTTCCACCTATGTCTTTTTCAACACTTATATGAAAATACACATCGTTTCCATCTACAGATATTCTACTTCCACGGTCTCCAATACTATTAGCAATGCCTTCAGGCACTTCAACATTTCCTGAGTATTCTCCACCAAGGTCTTTGGCAATAGAACTTCTAATAGCGTGCTTTTGGGTACTCTGCCTTTTAAACACTTTTGTAACAAACTCATTAATATCATCATACTCCAAAGCCTCTTTTTCTAGCTCTTGCATAACGTCTAGTGTTTTGTCAGGCTTGGCCTCTGGTTCGTTGTTTACTTTGCTTTTTTTTGGCTCATTAGAGATGATATTGGTGTCTTCTACATCAAAGATATTAAGCTCTCCCTTGCGTCTATTGCCTTTGATACCATGCTTTAATAATAACTTTTGAGCGCCTTCAGTGCCAAGCTCTGCTTTAAGAGTAGGATAAACATCAATGCCACCATCTTCTAGGTCTAACGGGAAGTCAACTTCCTTTTCAATATTTTTAAATGCTTTAGTGACAAAGTCTGATTGGCCACCATCACCCCAGTTAATAGACTTTTCTATAATGTCACCTGGTACTTCGATTTTTACTAATGTCTCACCTGGCCATTTATTAGCATCACCTTCATCTAGGAATACATAGTTACCTTTGTCTAATGTGGCATTGCGTTGTTTAGTAGGATCTAGTTTATCATAACCGCCTGTAGTTGAACTACGGTAAACAGTTATAGGGTTTTCTCCTACATTGCTATCTACTTTTCCATAACCAGGGCCATATAAATAGCTCTTGCTCTTAGTAGTAATAACATCTTCTCTTTGTACGTCACCCCAGCTACTTGTCTTTGCAGACGTTGTATAAGGTGCTTGCTCTACTCTTTCTGTAGCGCTCATCATTCTTCTGGCTTGAGCATTTCTAGCTTGCCACTCACCCTGAAGTTGCTCGTATATCTGATGTCTTCTTTTCTTTTTCTCTAATTGAGTTCCGCTGCTAAAATAAGACTTCTCAACCTTTTGAATCAGGCTTTCAATCTTACGATATTCCTGTGCATCTTTCACATTCTCGTTTAGCTTTCTTTCAATAGCTTTAACTTTATCTTTTTGCTTCATGCCATCAACAGACTTGATCATGTTAATCATGTCGTAATTACGCTCAATGTCTCTAGACTCAATAGCAATATCAATCAGATCATCTACTTCATCCTGCATCTTGTCTCTATAGAATGCGCCCACGTTCTTTAAATATTCGTTGTGTTCTTCTTTCTTATAAGGCTTAGGTCTTGGTCCAAACTTCTTGGTTATCTCATCACTGTGTGTGTACCAAAGATCTGTATTGTAGAAGTGTCTAGCTATACCTGTAACACTATCTCTCTTTGAAAGCTCATCCCAGTAATCAACCTGCTTTAGTTTATTGGCATAAGAGTATGCCTTCATGTCTTCTTTGTATTGCTCTTTGTTTTTAGCGAATACTTCCTTATCTTTCCATAAAGACTGTTTTAATCTTCTTATCCACTGCTCACTAGCAGAACCACCGTTCATCCAGTTTTCTTTGTCTTGAATTGCGTGCTGAATCTCGTGAACCAATGAAGATAGGCTACTGTCTGTAAGTCCTTTCACTGGATCAACATATATTTGAATTTGCTGACTGATGGAGTTATATGAAGCGCCCTCACCAAGTCGACTCATTGACTCACCTTGGGTGTTAGTCAGGCCATCAAGTACCTGTAAGTCCATATCTCTAAGATAAGGGTATTGTTTGTAAAGCTGTTCGTGATCTAAAACCTCACCTAGTTTAGTATCGTATAAGCGCTCGCCTGAGCCAACATTAGTTGTTCTTATGATGTCATCTAAGCCGTCAGCACGATCATCAAGATACTTATCTAGCTCAACCTTTTCAAATCGCATAACCTCATTATTAGCATCAAGGTTATTAATGGCTGCCGCTGAATCGTCAATCTCAAATGCGTAGTTTCCATCTGGTAATTTATGCCATCCAGTCTTTTCCCAAACTTTACTTTCTAGATATGGAGACCACCTTTCACCTTCAAGCATAGCCTTAGCCTGCTCTAAACCTTCAGGTGGTTGTACTGCTGATCCACCAGCAAATATATCCTTCTGTGGCAGATCAATACCAAACTTCTTCATCACACCAGGCACTAGGTTAGGATCTGAATCCTGTAATAAGTCCTTAGCATTGTTCTTGGCCCATCTCAATCCACCGATCAAGGTAGGAATAGCGAAACCAATACCTGCACCTTCTAATACTTGTTTACCTCTAGCTTGTAGTCTCTCTAAAGCATCAGCATCTTCGCCCACTTTAGAGTCTAAGAACTGAGTTAGTGCATTATCCATGTCTAGCTCTCTTAATAGAGTAGCCACGTTACCGCCAGTAGGATCAAATGTAGCATCTGCTAATCCACCAGCCATCATTTGTTTGAATATAGTTGCGCCTTTACCAATACCACCTGCTGCGCCAAATACTGACATGAACTGTGATAGGCCTCTTACTACGCCTTCTGTAGTAGAGTCTGGGTTTGATTCAAGTATCTGTGGAATCTTTAACCAGTCTTCTTCTTTGAACTCGCCACCAAGTGCATTAACAACATCACGAGATAGATCAACAATACCTTGTGGTGCGTCATGTAATGCGCCTTCAGTCATACCACGTAAGATAGGATTCTCTTCACCTGCGCCTTTAACAAACGGTGCAGCAAATGGCCACGCTATCTTTTGTGCTTCAGCAGGTAGCATATCCCATGCGTCTTGTAATAGAGGCTTATCTACTTCAGGTTGAATAGGCTCTTGTACAACAGGCTCTTGAGCATCTAAAGCATAGATCTGGTCAAAAGCATTAACCTCTGGCTCACGTATAGTCTTACCAGTAATCTCTTGTGGCAGCTCAATCTCTTCATCTACCTCTTCAACTACTTGCTGTGCTTTGTAGTCATTGAAGTATTTCATAGCAGGTGAAGTCTGAATAGCTCTATCTTCGAGTCTATCCTTGAATCCACCAGTCATGTCGCCTTCTGGCTTATCATTCAAATAGATTGTTGCTTCTAGCATTACTTTCTACCTTCCCTTAAATTATAGGCTTCCATGTACTCATCAATAGCATTGAATTGTTCCATGTATTGTTTATCTGTAATCTGGTTACTCTCTAATAGAATTGCCAATGTCTGTTTAGATACTTCAGGCTCTGGTGCTTCTGCTGTGCCTGACCATGTGCCAGTTCTCCAGCTTACTTTAGGCTTGGCAGATTCGGACGTACGCTTGTACTTAGACTTAATAGCATCCACTTCATCAAGGAAGTTCTGATCTGGACGTAATGTCTTTTTCAGTTCGTAGATCTCTCTGATTGCTCTATTGATATTCTTAGACTCGTTAGGCAAGAATGCAGCTAATGGACCAGTAGTTCTAAACTCAGTCTTAACCTCGTTAATAGCCATCTGATAGTCTTCATCCTTAGTAACATCTTTCAGTCCACCATCTCTTAGAGTAGCAAGCATTTGTTTCTGCGTTGGTGGTGAAATCTGTTTGTTATCTACAGCTTGTCTGATTCGATCATATATTACAAACTGATCTGCTTCAGGATCAAACAACATATCATATAAGCCTGATACTACATTATCATCTTCACTATATAAGCTACCAGTCTGAATCATCTTCAATAATGAATCATGTTGCTTAGTAGTAATCTTGTCTTCTTCTAACCATGACTGGAGGTTTGCCTTATCAATATTCTCTGGATCATCTGCAATCTGGCCTTGGATATTAGAATAGAAGAACTCTTGGCCTTCTAACTTATCCGCAGCTATTGCATTTTGAACACGATCTTGCTGACCTTGATAACCGTTAAGCATAGACATCATGTCTTTAAACGTAGCATTCTTGTCTTCATCACTCATAGAGATCTTAACCTCTGGGAATAATGCTTGTAATTGTGGTCTAGAGCTAAAGAATTTGCTCGGATCAGCGTTAAAGTCCTGAATGGTTTGCCATCCTTTGCCTTCTTCCATATTAGCCGTTAATTCGGCCATTGCTGCCTTCTTATAGAATCGACCTAATAGTGCTTGCTCTTGCTTAAATGCAGCATCACCTGTCTTACCAAGTTCTAATAGACCATCGATCTTATTAGCAAACATGTCTCTTTGGGTCTGGAAGATAGGAGACACACTATCAATGTAGCCATCTCTGAACTCTGGTTGTTGATGCCAAGTGTTAATAGTTGAATCAATCAAATGTTCTGTATCTACAGCATGAATCTCTAAAGAATCCTCTGCCGATTGAAGCTGTCTAGCACTTCTAAGATTAATGTGGTTTTGGAATACCTTCTGGCCATACTGAACAGCCTTATCATCAATCATCTTGCCTGCAGCATCCTTTATATTAGGATCTTCAATACCAGCTAATGTGCCTTTCTTATATGCAGTAACAAAACGCTCGTAATGCTCGTAGTCATTCTCACGATCAATAGCAACCTTACCTAGGTTAGTAATGATGTCTGACTCCATGCCTTCTACATACTCTTTTACTTCTGCGTTGTATGCCTTCTTCTGTGCCTTATCAACTTGTAATAAAGTCTGAGAGAAATTAGTCATTGTATTAGATAGAGATTCCCAGGCATTAGCCTCACTCATATCTACTTGTCCAACTCTTCTACCTTGTTGGAATGTATACTGGGCGAAGTCTGCCATTATAAACTTGCTCCATAATTAGCCGCACTACCTGCTGCTTTAATCCATCCAGCTGTTTGAGCCGCACTACCTGCTGACTGTAGTCTCTGAATCTCACGACCAGTAGATGATATATCTGCACCACGCTCTAATTCATAACCAAGTCTAGATTGTTGTGCAATAGTTGCAGCTGATCCTGAAGTAGCTGAAACACCTCTACCTGCCCAGTAAGATCTTTGGCTTGCCTGCGCTCTTCTTAAATTCTGTAATCTTTGTAGTTCTCTATCCTTTGCTGCTTGCTCAGTAGCTCTAGCTTGTTGTTCAAAAGCTGACTTCTGTGCTTGTCCTGATTGAATAGCGCCTAGTGCGCCCACACCTGCTGAGATACCACCCCATGTTGCTGCTGTCATTCCTAAGAATGTCGGTGCTGCTACTGCTGTTGCTGTTGCTGCTGTACCTGCTGCTGGTAATAATAATGCTAGTTGTGCCATAATTAACCGCCTTGTGCTTGTATTTCTAATGTGAGTCCTAACAACGTCATAGGTGCAGGATCTGATTGTGTTACTGTTACTTGTGATGTCTTTGAATATCCTAACATAGGCACAGTCTTCATACCTGTAAACCCTGTTGGTGCAACGCCTAAAACGCCTACTCCAAAACCTTTGTCTGTAACTGCTTTACCATTTATTTTGATACCGTTTGCTTGGTATAGTTGAGCAGATACTCGTAAAATTCTACGCTTAGTAGCATTAATAGGGCCTGATCCGAACGTAACATTAACTGGCATAGTCTTAACTTCTATATCGTAGTTAATACCTACCTCTACATTAGTAGCTGTACGTGCCAAAGTAATAGATCCTGATGCTGGTGTAGCATTATCCATCACTGAACCATCTGCTCTTACTCTACACTCTTTGCTATTTAGATGATCCAAGCCTGTAACTGTAGCTGATGCAGGGCTATTAACCACATGCACTGCTGAATCTGTATAGGTATTGTTATCTAATGCTTCAATTGTATATACAGTAGAGCCGTTAATAGTTCTCTTCACATGGAAGTACACCACATCTTCTACTACTGCAACGTCTTTGATATCGCCATCTGTAGTAAACCTGGTCCAAGCTGTTACTGATTCTGCTCTATTAGTAATAAACACAGCTACTGTACCATCTGCATTAACGATATATAAGTAGTTTCCTTCGTTATCAACATCACCAGTCTGTGCTGCCATAGCTACTGGTGAATTAATAAGATGAGGGGCAAGCAAATTCACCTCAGTGGATACATACGAGTTTTCGGTATAAGTATATAAATACTCACGAACCTGCTTGCCGTTCCTTTGAATAAACATTGTCGCACCATCTACGTTAATAGGTGGTACAGCTTTAAGCATACCAAATCTTGTCTGACGTAATACGCCCACATTAGCTGGTTTAATAGGACGATCTGGAATAAAGAACTCACCGCCTGATGTGAAGATCTGTAAATGTCTTCCTGATACTAGGTGGTAAATAGCATTAACCTGGTCTGTGTCCATCGTAATGTCAATCGAATCTGTGTCATCACCGAAGCCACGATCAAAGTTAAAGAAGTCAGCTGTTACCGAACCCCATAATGTTTGTGGTCGAGCAGTTGAATTAGATAACCATAGTCTTGATTCATGGAATGTTACTGAACCAGGGTAGCCATGTGTTGCTGTCCATACTGGCTCTTCTAGTGAAGCATCTACGCCATCAATAGCGTTTGTGTTTGTAAATTCTTGTAATACTGTGCCTGTGAGTGTTTGTGCGCCTGATGTAGTGTCAACTGATGTAATTCTAACAACACCTGCGTTTCCTTCAAACATACCACCTACATGTTCTGTTGTTACAGGATTATGGCCAGCATCTAATGAGATAGTAATAACATCGCCCACAACCTTAGCTGATGCAGGTGTAGTAAATGTAGCACCATCATAATCCCTATTAAAGTCATGGGTTGGATAGTAAGTAAACGTCATTGAACTAATAGTCCAGTCTGTATCTGTAGCACCACGCACAATCTTTCTAGGTACGTAGTCGTTATGACAGATAATCAAAGTGTCAGCACTCTGAGTCCAGTTGATCTCTTTAATCTCAGATATGCTATATGGAACTACTAGGTAATCATTACCAGAGGCATTGATATTAGTCTGTAATACGCCATCTTTATAGATGTACATCTTAGAAGCAACGAATACTAGAAGATATGTCTGCGTAACATTGAACTCAAACCTAACTAGACGTACTGATGACTCTGTAACTGTATCAATATACTTCATACCAGGTCTGCGCTTAACGCCACCTTGGCCTAGGCAAATAACATTAGTTAATGTTTCAGCACCTTTAGTATAACTCTCAGTATCAATCCTTGCTGCTAGTCTTGGATCAAGCTCTCCAGCAATGAATGATGCTTGAGATGCAATTGCTTTAGCCATTAGTACCTCGAATTAATTAATCTAGATCCCTCTAAGGCTGGTGGGCCAATTGATGGTGTAGATTGTGAATCAATAGTCTTAGATCTTTGTAATTGTTTTTCTGCCAGTCCTGCGTAGTAGTCACCACGAGTAGCAGACTCAGTAATAGGAATAGCAAATACTGATGCTAGTCTTAATTCTAATAGCTGTGTGAAGTAAGCAGGAAGGAATGACTCATCAGGTTTGTATGTGTAATCAAGAACCATCGTTGTATTATCTGAATATAGCTTATCAGCATAGATCTGGTAATTATCGTTACCTTCGTCTATGTGTTGAGCTACTAAGAAGTCAGCAGGTAATTGATATGCGTACTTCCACTGATTAACTGGTGCTGCTGTTAGTCTTGATAATGTAGCTTTAGTAGAAGCAAAGCGCCAAGGATGAAGTGTTAATAGACTCTCAAATGTTGAAGAGTATAGGTTGGCTGCAATAAGCGCTGCTACTGTGTCTTCGGTAAATGAAGCAATTGGGCTTTCACCGATTAACAATAAAGCATTTGATGCAATGTCAATATCTGTATAGTTTTTAACTGCTGACATGTTCTCTTCCTAAATTATTTTAAGAAAAGCCCCTCGTGAAAAGGGCCAGTCTTAACGCAACTTACGCAGTTTCGTCAATGTCTACTTGTACTGTACCTGTCTTATCAACAACTACCGCACCAGCTTTAACTTTACCTAGTGATAACCAAGAAACCTTCTCAGGTACGTAGTTAACTTCAGTAGAAACATCAATACCTACAGCTAAACCAACAGCTGATTTATGGTACGCCCAACAAGAGCGGATGTTAGAAGCAACAACTAAGCCACCTTCAGAACGAGTTTCGATCATCTTCCACTCGAAGCCCATGAATGTGTTCATTTCACCTGACATCAATACACGTAGTGCGTTGTAATCTTGTGAAGTGATAGTTGTGTTGTTCATCATTGACTCAATTGCAGCAGCAGAACAAACCATAACACGGCCTTCCATCGGAACACCAGCATCATTTAGTTTAGAAGCAGCTTCTGTAATCTTAGCCAAAGTCATGTTAGTACCACCGTTTGCAATAGCAGGCGGTGAAGTAACAGCTTCAAGAGCATCTAATACTAACTGATCAACTCTACGACCTAAAGCACCAGCAATAGTACCTGCTAGTTCTGTACGCTCGTCAAAGTTTACTTCAGCAGCATCAAAGATGTCTGTGTACTCAGGTGCAACGTAGTTAGCAAGAGTACATGCAACTTTAGCATGTGAAACGTCCATTGCTGTAACGTCTGATTGAGTAGTACCACGAGCAGCAGCTGTGCCTTTGCCCATAGTACGGAAGTTATGTGTATCACCTACTACGCCTGTACGAACTCGTACTGTATCACGTAATTTACCTGCGCCTTGAAAGGCATGTTTTACTTCTGCGTCAAACTGTGCTGATGCCGAAGAACTTAAATTAACTGACATGTTAATCTCCTATGAATAAAAAAATTATCTTACTTTCTCGATTCAAAGTGGCCATATATGGGTTCGAATCTAGCGCTTTAGAGGCGCTTAAACTACTCATACAGGCCGATTAACGGGTATCTGTGGCTTGATTATAACTTAAAGTTAAGTCAAGTATTAATTATTTACTGTCTAATTGTCTTTGCAGGTTCTTTACCGAAGAAGTCATCAAACTTCTGTTTAACTTCATCTCTAAATGCTGCTGATGATTGGTACTTCTCATCCGCCATTAGATCATATAAAGCTTCTTTAGTAACTGAGTTGGCAGGTCTTGCTGTATCAGGTGCTGAAATCTGTGTCTCTCTTGTTAAAGACTTCATTCTTTCTAACAACTTGAAGCCGTCAGCAGTAGTAGCTAAAGATTGTAGTGTCTCAAACTCACCTTGATCTAAAGTACCCTTCGCCCACTGAACAACATCTGTGATTCTTTGGTTAGCATCTGGACCAATCTTCTTCATCTCAGCTTCCATGTCAGGTTGAGAACCCATCATGCCTTCTATATACACACCAAGTAACTCACTATGAGCATCTTGAGATAAGCCTGCTTTCTGCGCCCAGTCATTGAAGTTAGCTAGTAGTGGATCATCTGATGGAATCTCTACCTCTAGTCCTTCAGGAATAACTGTCTCATATCCATCTGATGGCGCACCAGTAAATGAACCTAGTTTAGATTCTAAACCTAAATAAGCCTTTGCCTGTTCTTCTACAGTCTGATATTTACCTGACTTAAACCACTCTGGTGTTTCTCCCTCACCTGCTACACCTTCTGAAAGATACCATGCAGTATCATCAATCGTTGGTTCTGTTGTTTCTGTTGTTGCTTCTGAAGTTGCGTTCGTATCCGCTACTTCACTTGCGGCTACTGCCTCGTCTAGTAATGATTCATCACTCATTGTTGTCTCCGTTATAAGCTCCGTTTTCTTGTCTCATAATGCAGGACTTAAACATCCGTACCACACTATTTTGACCCTCTCGATAGTATCCTGTACCTTCCACTTGGCCAGGTGTACACACTGCTGCTTTGATGTAACGATCTTCAAGCCACTCAAGAACCTTCTTACCGTCCTTTGATTTGAATAGCTTTGCGATCATCGCATCGAAATCTCTTTGACTCTCTATCATTGACCCTCTACAAGTTGTTGTGCTGCTTCAGGGTTTTGCATTGCTGCTTCTGCCATCTGTTGCTGCTGTTGTGCTTGCTGCATCTGCTGCTTTATCTCAGCTCTTGCTTCTTCATCTCTAATTAATGACTTATCAACACCCAATAGTTTAGCGATATGCTCAGGGAATGCTTCTAGATCTAGTCCGATCTGCATTGCCTCTGGACCAACCATGCCTGCATACTGTACAAACTGTGCAAGCTTATTAACTTCATCCATGTCTTGCTGTTGAGCAAGTGGTGAAATAACTTTAATCTCTACGACTTGACCACCTACCTTAATAGGTGCTACTTTCTTATTGCGTTCTAGGATGTAGTAAGCTCGTTTAATTAGCTTATTAATAAACTCAATCTGTAATCTACCAAATGATGAACCGATGTCTGACATTAACTCTTGTTGTCTAATACCAATCTCTGTTGCTGACTTAGTAGGTCCTGCTACTGGTCCTAACTGATCGTGATATAAAGCTTTACGAATAGCATCTCTTAAATCACCAAGGATTAATTCTGATACGTTGAAGTTACCACCTGATACTAACGGTTGTAATGAGCCTTGCTGACCTACTGGTACTACTGAACCTGGTGCTATGCTAATAGTCCAAGGATTAAGTACACCATCATCAACTGCTGTATAAACACCTGCAATTTCTTTCTCAGCATTCTTCAATACAAACTTAACAACTTCATTAGCTGTCTTAATGTCTGGTAGTGCTGTCATGATAGGACCACGACCATAGCGCTCACCTGATACTTTAGACCATCTGAATACAATCCAAGGACTCTGTTCAAAGTAATCTTCAAATACTACGTGCTTGGTTGCAGATTCAATAACCACGAATGAGTATTGCTTCTCTTTATCATCCCAAATAGTAGCTTCAACAATATGTATCTGCTTATCTGGGTTCTCAGTCAATAGTTTTTGTACTGCTTCTGAAGCTTTACCTTTAGGCCAGATACGTTCAATGTCTCTAGCTGCCACTGAGTGATCTCTAAATACATTCTCGACTGTGCCTGATGGGCCATCTTCAACAATAAGTTGTTTTAGTGGTACGGCTTTGAATCTTAATAGATCTTCACCTTCACCTTCTTCTAGTAATAATGCGCCAGTACCTACAGCAAGATCAAGGAACGCTTCATTAGCTTCTGTAGCTAAGTTAGAGTTGTTGATATAAGAGAATAGAGTATCTGTTGTAGACTCTAGCTGAGTATCAATCTTAGTCTGTTGGTTCTTAGGAACTGCTGAACCTGCTGACAACTTAGCCCACTTCTTAAATGGTGGTACTAATACTGATTGTAATCTTGATGCAAATCTCTGTGTAGCAATCAATGCTGTAGAGTCATAGATCCTTGTGTTCTTCTTCTTACCTGGACTATGCTCATTGAATACCTCACGTTGAGGTAGTGCATATTCATAACACTCTTTCCAGTGTTGTTCCCATGATGATCTATGTGCTTTAGCAGTCTCATATCTTTTAATGATAGATGATACGGCTTGGTTGCTCTTGCTATAGTTTGGCATGTTTACCCCAGTGTTGGTGACTTCACGCCTTTTTCATCGCCTGAGATAAGTAATGATCTACCCTGTCTGCGCTTAAAGCCTGCTGATTGTCTCTTCTTAGCTGCAAACTCTTCTTTTCTAGTCTCACGATCTCTTTGCTCTTCAGCTTTCAATTGTGACTCGCTCGGTCCTGGTGCTGATGGTGATAGGAATCCCATGGTTTTCTCTCCGTAAATAGTTATACAATTTCTTAGGTGTTACGATCCAAAAGGCTCTAACCCCTATTAGATGCTTGATTATATTAACACAAGTCATGACTCCGCGGAAAATAAATTTATTCTCTCTATTCTTCCGAACATATAACACTGTATGGCCTAGTTCTAACATCAACTCTGGTACATTATCATCTACAGTATATGGCATGACCTGTACTTCTAACCAACATCCAAGTGGATCTACTAATATCCAGTTAAATCCATCATAACGAAATGCAAAGCAATGTCTGAATCCTTTAGATGTAAACAGATCCCATATATGCCATCGCCCACCATCCACGAAACACACGAACCAGTCTATTTCATTTTCTACGAGTTCAACCACGATGTATTTGCCATAGGTTGTCTCTTACCTGCTTCTGGTCTATTCTCTCTAAAGGCAATAGCAAAGTATCTAAACGCATCTGCGAAATGTGAACTCCAGTCATGTAATGGATGTGGTTTGTACACACCCTTCTTCTCATCAAACTCTTTGCGGTATCGTCTAAGAGCATTAAGGCCATCTTTAGTGCCTGTCTTCTCAAAATAACACTTAGGTAGTATAGCTCTAGCAGCGTGGATGCCATCTTCTACTGATAGTCGTGGTACTACTAAGAAGTTAATGCCTAGCTTACGTGCTGTCTCTAGTCTTGACTTGCCTGTGCCTAATTCTCTCACACCTATGTCATGTGGTGCGTAGTGTCTTCCCATCACCGCTTGGTTCTTAACTCTCCAGTCATGTAGATAGTTGATGTAGAACTGTAAGCCTTCACCTTGATTCTCAAACGCATGAACAATACGCAGCTCCATACCTACTTGCTGAACAAACCATATAGAAGTAGCATCTGCCACACCTAGATCCCAGTAAGTATCAACAGGGATATTAGGCTCTACAGCAAAGTTCATGATCTGACTATCGTCAATAAACTTAGCATAGTATGATCCATCTCTATTAGATAAGACTTCACCTTCCCAGACATGGTTGTATAAGTCTTCATTCTTTTCTTTGAGCTGTAATCTCTCGGCCTCTAACTCTTTAGGAAACCAAGGATTGTCATTGTAATTTACTTTAACAACGTATGAATCACTAGGTGGATGTAGTACAAAGCGATCGTAGGTATTATCCATTTCATCGTTTGGATTGAATGAACACCAGATCTCTGAGCCTTCCTTACGCAGCGTGGGGATCAAAGTTTCCCATGATGTGTGAGTAACTGATTCTGCTTCTTCCACCCAAACTATGTCCAGGCCTTCCATTGATTTAATCTTAGTGATGTTAGAACGCATACCTTCAAAGATAAACCTTGAACCATTAGTACCTAGTATCTGAGTCTTTTGTACATCAAAGTAAGCACCTAAGCCCATGCGCTCAATAGTATCACCTAGTAGTTGTAACACTGAGTCTTGAATAGATCGTTGTATCTCACGAGAGCATAGTATTCTTACTGGTTTTTCCCATGCTTTCTTTACTAGCATTGATGCAATAGTCCAAGACTTACCTGATCCACGCCCACCATAAGCAATCTTATATCTATGTGGCTTTAGGAAAGGTTCAAACTTTCTGGTTACATCTACATTAACCTTCATCGTACTCTTCTACTTCTCCACCATCAATAATGGTTACAATCACTTCATTGTCATTCTGCATTGATCCAGCTAAGTTAATATCTTTAGCATCACCATATCCACGATCCTTTAATACTGCGGGTGCAAACTTATTCAATACAACAGGGTTACGGTCTTCAAATACATGCTTGGCTATCTCATCTTCCCATCTATCTCTTAGTGCTTCTTTAGCCTGATCTACCGCCTCTGCGAAGTTGTCGGATGTGTTTAACCACTCATAATACGTTGATCTATGTATATCAGCAGTTCTACAGGCTTTAGAGATATTGCAATAACCAGACACCAAGCCATTGATGAACTTGATCTGTTTATCGCTTAATCCAGCGCCTATCAGTATAGGTAAATCGGTCATCCTATCGCTCCCTCTACGCCTCTGAATGATCCATCGTGCGCATCAAACATAAACGTAACTTCTTGGTTAGTCTTGTCTATACAATCACACACATCTTTGCCGTTCATGCCTCTTTGAAAAAAAGAAACATATGTTGTTACATTGTCACCCTCAATATAAAGCTTACCACTCAAGCCTGCACTAACATTTCCAGGACTTATGGTCTTAGTCATCATTGTTAGAAATTGTTGTAAATCACTCATTGCCTTCTTCCCATTGTTCGTTATAAGGTTTAATTCTGTATTGTTCTGTTTCAATAAACATAGGTACTTCTATGTCTTCCCAGTGTTGAACGCTTCTATCACAACATAACACCTCTAGCTTTTGGATGGTGTAGCCTTCAGC